GCATAATTAAATGCTAGAGAGATAAATTTTATTTTGTTTTATCATGATTTGTAATGAATTTAAATGCCGCACGTTTGATTTTCTTCTTTGAATCGTCTAATACTTCAAACTTACGCTTAATAAATTCCTGCGGGTGTTCCATAAAGAAATAGTCCATAGAACTAGACTTATTCTTCTTAAAGGTCAATGCATTTTTAAACATAGCACTGAGTTTCTTATAAGACAACGAAATCGTAATTGATTCATTATCCGTTAATGCCCTGGAAAGCGTACAAATAACATGCGGAGGATTTTTAACAGTCCAATCTGGACGTTGCAAAATATTGTTTGCGTCTTTAATTTGGTTACTAATAAGTATCTCTGAATGTACTGCTGGTACATTTAAACCTCCTTTAATTAACGACGTTGTATAGGCGTTTGCGATTTCATTATAATCAGCAAACTTACCAGTGACGTTGTTTCTATCAATAATCTTCATGGCTGCATTCATAGCCGCACCCAAATCATTATTCTTGATTTCTACGTTCATCACTGTTTCCCCTACAAATCTCTTATCAGTTAACGGGATTTCTACATCAATAGAGTCATCGTCTTTATCGCAATGTCTCTTGATATAGTCTAGTAATGGTTTCTCTAAATAGAATTCATCGATTGTATCGATATCAATCTCAGTAGTTTCATTAGTATCTAAGTCTTTTAATACTAGACTTTCGACATACTCGTTATTATTACTGAAATCAGCTACGAAATCGTAGTCTTCATCATCGATAATATCGTTTTCATTCTTATAACCAATATCGGATGGCTTAATAAGTAAAGCCATATTCTTGGTCATATTTGGTTTGACTTTGATTTCATTAGAATCAATGGTGAATGCATCATAAAATGCAGATGGCCATTCAATCTTAGAAATCTTTACAGTCAATAAATGCTTAGCAGACAATAGCCGTTGAGTAAATACTGAACTGGTTGTATCTGCTGCATATTTACCGATGTTAATAAGCTTATTAATATAAGCTAAGCTACCATAGCAACGATAGCAAACACCTTCACCTCTAGCATGAGAAGCACAAGTAATTGGGCTTCTAAATAATAAGGTCTTTCCTGCGACTAATTCATAATCATCATCGGCCAGTTCTCTTTCAAAGCCATCTTCCGATAACCTATAGTATCTACCGATATAGATTTTGAATACTTCTTTGCTGCTAATGGTGACTTTAAGAAAGTTCTTTGTATCACATACATAATCAGGATCCGGATACAAATGTGTTTCTTGGTTATTTAATCCAAGACATCTTGCAAAGTCACCGGACTTGGAAACGTTTTTCTTAGACATAATCTGTGCTAAACGACCTGCATAGCTATCAATGAAATAACTAACAGTGTCATCTACGCCACCAGTCAAGAAACTATTATTTACAGTATACGGAATAATACCACCATCACCATCAGGCTTAGCACCAATCGCTACCATGAATTCAGTAAGCTGTTTAATATTAATCAACTCTTTTGCACGGAACGGATTTGTATAAATATGGTCATGGCCAATATACTGTTTGGATTGTTTGATGTAATCAACGATCTTATTAATTGCTTCAGCTCTTTTACCTTCAAGATCACTGAAATTATATTTAGTAAAATCGTCATGCATCAGTTCTCTATATTCTCGAATAGTATTCATCATAGAAATATCATCCTGAAGATTAACGCTATTCGAGAAATAGAACGAGAACTCATCCACAAAATTAAAGAAATATAATGTATCAGCTATAATATTATTCAGCTCTACAATATCAATATTCTTTTTATGTGGAATGATAACAAACTTATCAAAGTAATTCTTAATAGTCTTACCCGTGAACTCTTGTACTAATAAGATATGCTTTGGTCTAATCTTATCTCCACAACGGAGAATAGAATACCAGAATACAAGATTCACAAAATAATCTGGTAAAGTTAACCGAATAACTTTACCATTGCGAAACATAACTCCAATCTTTCTCTTATCAGGTAATTCAATAGAATCTCTGATAATATTTTTAATATTTTCAATGTGTGTATACACATTGTCTTTTGTTATTTCATCTACCGAGATAACAAAATCTTTCTGCTGTACGAAATCAGCATATACCCCATAATTTTCTAAGTTATTAAGCATAATTTGCACACTCCTTATATAAAATTATTATTCTGAGTCACAATAATAATATATAATTCTATGTGAAATTGAATGTAACAAAATAAAGCGGGCATAGGGTTGTTTTTTACCCTATGCCCGCTTTATATAAGAACTTACTTCTGCTTGGAACGCTGTCCAATGAACTTGCTGTTTTTTGCAGCCTTAATATATTCAACCTGAGAAGCACGAGCCAGACGCATTGCTGGGTTCTGATACTTCTTCATGATAGCTGCTACAAGCTTACGCTTCATCATCTGCGTCTTAACAAGCTTAACCCAAAGTGGATCTTTCTTTTCGCGAGCAATCTGATAAGCAGCCTGCTTAACACGACGAGCAAGGTCGTCTTTTTTGCTAAGACGAACGAGTGTCTTTTTATTAAGAACAGCTTTTTCCATAAGAGCCTGTGCTTCAGCAGATTCACAGAATTCTTTGATTTCTTCCTGCGGAAGTTGAACAAGATCAGCATAAATCATAGATTCAGTTACAGCATTTACTGAATCTTCGAGTTCGCTTCCTAAGATACTTCTATTTGTGTTTTCAGTCAAAAACATATGGAATCCTCCTATTTATTAAAATTCTATTTTAACCCGTATAAGGTTTACTATATTGTTGACAGATGAAGTTTATATTAGAAATATAAGATTCGAGAGACATACATGTAATCTTAATTAGCTTATTCTAGGAGGTTTTAGGTATGGTACCGAGTAAAAATGATTTTTTAAATGAATATCGCAGATTAATGATTGAGAATGTAAAATTAACGTATCCGACTCTAAAATATGATGAAGTCGCATATTTAGTAGATTCTATTATTGCTAAAGAATATAAGAATGATAAAATTCAGATTTTAAACAATTATAAGAATCGTGAAGTAGATACTGATGTAGAACAAATTATGGAATTCATTAAGAATAATAAACCGATTCTTATTGAAAACGGTTGTTTGTTCCGTCGTCATGAGAAAGGATTCACATTATTCTACAGATTAATTGATGAATTTGTAGAATCTCGTAAGAAACTAAAAAAGAAAATGTTTCAATATGATAAGGGTACAGATGAATTCAATAAATATAACTTGATGCAGTTGTTGGCAAAACGTGATGCCAATGCAATGTATGGTTATCTCGGTAGTGATGCTAGTTCTGCGTATAATCTTTACGTCGCTGTAGGTATTACAGCAACTGGTAGAGCATTGATTATGCACGCTATCTCATTCTTTGAGCAATTCTTTACGAATAATATTAAATTCCAATCTATCGATGAAGTATTATTGTTTATTGATAGAGTTTGCAAAGAAGAATATCATTCTGGTGGATGGTTAGATAAAGATATTTCATTAGAAGATTGCTGGTATAAATTAATGGTGACTTGTGATGAAAGATGGGTCATGAATAACTTCGAGAAGTATGGTGAGTACATATGGAATATATTAGCAAGCAAATCTCAAGATAAGTTAAATCGTATTTATTATAAGAATAACTTTTTTGAGTTCATCAATAATAGTAAGATGAAAGATAAGCTTTATGATATTTTAAATGCATTAGGTGATTCTCCATTCATGGATCCAAATAAAGCACCTGAAAGTATTATACCATTATTAGATGAATTCACCGATATTGTAAAAGACTGGTGTTATATGAGATATATTCTGGTAGATAAATTTACTAGGATTTCTACGATGAAGAGAGATATCTCATTAATTACTGATACTGACTCGACGATTATTAGTACAAACGAATGGTATTTGTTTATGGCATCTAAAGTTCTTGAAAATAGAACTGTGCCATTACAAGAAAAAATCAAATGTGTTCATCATGAAGTAGAAGAAGATGATTTTGATCTTCTTACAGGAACTAGTCATAAAGTCAAAAAAGATCATCCGGAATACGTTGGTGAAAATGAATTCCGTATTAGTATTATTAATATCTTAGCATACGTTATTAGTAAAATTCTTAGAACTCACTTTGATTTGGTTGCAGAGAATTTTCATACAAAAACAGATTTGAAAATGTGTTTGATTAATATGAAGAACGAGTTCTTATTTAAACGAGTTCTTCTTAGTAATGGTAAAAAGAATTATGCAACTATTCAGGAACTCCAAGAAGGTAACTTAATTCCTAAAGATGAACAGCTTACAATAACTGGTCTACCGATTAAGAAAACCACATTGAAGAAGTCAACTCAAAAAGCTCTTCAAGGTATTCTTAAAGATAAAATCTTATTACCAGAAAAAGTAAATCAAATGGATGTAATTAAAGCATTAGCTCAGGTAGAGCAGAAGATTCGTCATAGTCTTGAAACTGGTCAAAAAGAATTCTATAAACCAGTGGCTATTAAATCTATTCATGGTTATGATGACCCAATGCGTATTCAAGGTATTAAAGCATCTATTGCTTTCAATGAACTTCGAGACGAAGGTAAAGAAGCAATTGACTTAGATATTAGAAACTCTTTGGATTTGGTTAAAGTTAAGATCGATAAAACAAATATCTTACCATTAAAAGAATCCAATCCAGAGTTATATTCTAAGCTGGTGAATTTCTTTAATAATAACCCAGAGTTTAAAGGAGAAATTACTACAATTGCTATTCCACAAGATGAAGAAACACCTAAGTGGATTTTAGATTTCATTGATTATAATACAATTATCAATGATAATCTTAAAGTATTTCCATTAGAATCTGTAGGTATTACAAAGTTCGATAATGAACGTGTAAATTATACAAATATTCTATCATTCTAAAAAACTATACCGTATAGACTAATCAGTCTATACGGTATAATTGTATTAAAATTTTGGATCGGTCAAATGTTCTTCATCAAATGTAAGAGTCAGAGAGAATAGAGATTGAATAGCTTCTTTAGTACACTCAATTGCTGGTGAGCATCCCAGATCAATATAGTGTCTATTTGAATTAATTTGTTTCTTAAGTTCTTCATTGGCTTCTTCAGTAAATACGCCTTTGACAGTAACCATATCACCATCATAGTCACCACCAATAGAACCAAGATAACAGTTAGAAATATTGATAGAGTCTACAAACTTACTAGCCGTGTTAGTACCAATATCTTTTTCACGAATTTTTGGATAATGATCGTAATGCACTCCCATAACAGTCATCGGTTCAGTTTCTGTTGTGGATGATACTCTAATCAATGCAGGGAACTGATTGAAGTATGTATCAATTGGATAACGAGTGATCAAAGCTACCTTATCTTTAGATGATGCTATGGCAGCAATGAAAATAACATCACACCAAGTTACTCGTCTGTTTAATTCACCTTTAGTTCCATCTAGACCTAGCTTAAAAAAGTCTTTAATCAGTAGATTACCATATTTTGTCTTTTTAGTTTTTTCATCAATATATGGATATTCAACAACACGAAATCTATCAGAATAACCATGAATAAATCTATCTATTTCTTCTTTTAATCTATCATCAGAAAATTCATTTCTCCAATCGCCTAGTTGCTTTACAGAACCGTCTTCTTGTTGAATAGCTGTTAGACCAGTGAAGCAATTTTCAAAGAACCTTCTCATATTAAAAATCATAAATGGGAAAAAGTTAGCCGCAATAGAAGTCATTGGAATTAAAGCATGATCTAGATCAACCTGTAGATCTTCTATGTTTTCTACATTCATATCTGGCGCAGTCATTACCAGGCGTGTACCGTAGTCAGCCGTTTTCTTTAAGTTAGCTTGACGTAAAATGCCAAATTTAGATGGAATACCACCGCTAGGATTAGCTTCTGTACCAGCTCCAAACCAATTATAAATCTCTAATAATAGATCTTGAATTCTACCATTAACTGCTTCATTTAATGAAAATCCATATAATTTACTTTCTTCTAAAGCTTTGGTTGATAGAAGCACATTGATGTATAGTTTATTAATATCACCTACGGATAATTTTCTAGCATCTGTTCTTACATCTCGATAAAATGGAGGAATTACTAAATACTTATCAATAAACGCATTATCTCTATTATCTTCTAAGAACTTTAAGTTTCTATCACGACGCACCGAATCTGTGCCTTGCTTAAATTTAATCTTTTTAATATTACGATATAAAAACTCTAAACCAGTCTGACCCTTGGGGTCTTCTACTAGATTTCCTGATTTGTCTAGTGAAAATGTCTTAGTACCATGAACTACAAAAGTTAAGTTCTTATCAATCTTACACCAAATTTTATAAATGATTGGCTGTAAGAAATGCCCATGTAAATTAATATATCCAAATGTATTAGCTCTTGTCGATGAGGTAATACCAAAAATTTCATTAGAAAGCAATCCATCTGGAGTCGGATTACTATTTTTAAATAATACAGGGTTTGTTATTTCTTGTACATTATTTGCTTTAACAAATTTATCAATATCGAGCAATGAAACCTTTAATTGGTCGTCTCTAATATTAGCCATATTGTCCTCCTTGGATGAATTTAATTTATTATAATGTAAAACTAGACCCTCTATACCGGATTGGTATAGAGGGTATAATTTAATTAAGCATTTTAAATTGCATTAACAATGAGTCCCCTTCTTTAGAAGAAGACACATGAATGTTTTTGCCATAATACGTATAATCAGTATTATTATAAACTGATTTTAGTTTTTCTAGTGTAGATGCGTCTTGGCAAGCTACAATAACCTCAAAGTTTTCTTTACTATGTGTCTTTACAGTTAATGAATCAAATAGTTGCTCCAATTCAATAATATTATATAAACACATTGTTTCTTCAAAGAAATCCTTTATGAGGTTTATAATTTCTGTATCTTCGCCACTAGCACAAATATGTGATGGGAACTCTAGCATATTCAAAACTATTTACCTCCAATATAAAGAATTTAGAATCCATTTAGCTGGTCATCTATATCAGCTAATTCCTCTCTAGTAAAAGTACGAGAGCTGGGTTGTTGGTTTTGCTGAGAATCTTTATGAATCGTTTGCATTCTAGCTCTAAGATATGGACTCTTGATATTAGAATAATCTGGTGTACTATGATGCTGTCTTGCTTCTTCTTTTTCTTTCTCTTCTTCACGCTTTTTATTGCGTTTACGAACTTGTTCTACTAGCAATGCAACATCACCAATATTCATTTCCATAATCTCTTTAATAGAGAGTCTTCCACGATATTCAAAAGAAAGATTATCAGCTAAACTAATTAATCCAGAATGCGAATTAACTGGTGACGCATAAAAACCAGGTCAGCCGCGCTCATTGGCTGCGCCTCAATCTTATGACCGCACTTCGGGCAAATAGTTTCGGGAATCTGATAAGAGATATGAATACGATCTTGAATCTTTGTATTAATATCAGTAAGCTCTTTTTCAAGAGACTTAAATTCAGATGCTTCAAGACGATTAAGAATACGATATAGATTAAGAATCTTGTACTTGTAAGTTTTAATGATGTCGTTAGCATCGCTCTTAAACTGAATTGGTGTCAGAGTTTCATTTTCCATATCAATGGAATATACTGAATTGACGCAAGATGCAATGGCAATAATACCAGCATACTTTTCAATGAAATCTTGTTCTAGGAATGCAGATTCAAAAGAACTATTGTAAAGAGATGGTGGTGTAATACCAAATGCAAATCTATCATTTACAGGAATAAGAGTTTCTTCAATCTCTACTGGAGCACTATAGTCTTTATTGTAAATCGCATCAAAGACTTTCTTATCTTCTTCAGGTTTTCCAAATTTAACCATATCCATAATAGCTGGCTCAGTGGAAAACATATTACGGCATTTTTCATTAGTGCAAACATGTGGTACAATATTTGATTTACCGAAGCAAGCTACATAGATTGCAAAGTAAAGGTTATCAAGATCGAGATAACTAACATGCTTCATCCAGTTTTCCATATTATCCATACGGCACTGAGGAGCTAGATGTTTGTAGATGGTATTAAACATAGCCTTAGCTTTAGCAATACCATTTCTAGTACCGATATTCGGATTGATCTCATCAAGTTCAATAGCAGATAGAGGACTCATAGCAATAGAAACACCGGTTGTAAATAGTCCCCATGTTTGGAAAGTGTCCTTACTATCGAATGCAAGTACTTTATTCAATGCTGTATTATGCTTAACAATCTTAAATCTAGAGAAGTCAATATTCTTCTTAGGCTTAATAAGCTTAGCACCTAGCTCTTTCTTAAACTCAGCAAGAATCTTTTCATCTTCTTCCTGACGCTTTTTCTTAAGCTCTGCTTCTTTATCTTCTTCTAAATCAAGATCAGACTCTAGCTCTGTCATTTCTTCAGATTCATCATCGTCTAATTCTTCAGCTAGTGCTTCCATGCCTGTCGTAGGTTCTGCAACCTTAGGTTCTTCACTAGCTTTTTCTTCTTTTGGTTCTGGTACAGTTAGTTCTTCACGTTTGATTTCAGCTACATGAGGTGCTGGAGTTGGTTCATACATAATTTCAGAGTCCATTGCTTTTTCAATATTACCATTCGTGTTCTCTAAAGCATTAGGATTTGCTTCAGCAAACTCATTTTCTTCTTTAATGGTTTCTACTTCATCATCCGTATAGTTCGGATCAAGCTCTAAACCTACAGTGCTTTTAATATTTACCTGAGGATTTTCTTCGCCAGCTTCTTTACGAAGTGCATATTCTTCTCTAGCTCTATTAATTTCATCAATTGCAGGTTGGAAACGACGTTTCTTAGCCGCTTCGATGCCTTCGTCAAGTTCATGAAGAAGCCTATCCATGTTTTCTTGTTCAAGGCTCTTTCCATTATCATTTGTTTTAGCAAAGTCAGAGACTTTAACTTCTTTTAGCTCCATCTTATCAAAGTTAGGAGCTGTTCTCTTTTCTACTGGTTTTTCTTCTTCTTTCTTGGGCTCTTCTTTAGGCTGTTCAACTGTAGCAGTTGCTTCTTCAGTTGCCTTACCATTATTCTTTTTCTTTTCGTTAATAAGATCATCTAATGTAAGTGAACTCATTTTAATACTCCTCCTAATTAATTATCTTTAATATAAGACAAAGTCAAATTAGCTTTGTCAAAGGCAAAGCTAAGTTTTTGCTTTTGTAAATTTACGTTAATGATTAAAGTATGTTTGTCTCCAGGAATAAAGGCAGCATTACATTCAATATACTGCACTTTATTACCAATATATCTAGTTAATTGATCCGATGCAACTTCATTAAATTCACCAAGATCATCTTCTGTAATATGACTGTAGTTTTCATACAGCCCAATACCACATTCAGGATTATTTGTAAGAGTACCAGGTTTTAATAAAAATAATCTAATAATTAATACTGCTAACGCATCTAGATCAGTAAATTCTTTAGGTCTATTAAATTCATCTACTGATAGGGTGTATTCTTTTACAGTTGATTTATTTTCTGCCATTAATCACACCTCTCAATATAAATAAGCTTACTTTAAAGTTATTCATATTATTCTTTACCGCTATAGAAATAGCCACCGAAAACAATAATATAATTTAAAATAGCTTATGAAAGGGGAACTATAATGTATCAGCGTAAATATAAATGTCCTTTCTGTGACAAGCGTGAAACAAGGGAAAAACTTATTTCTCATATATCTAAATATCATAAAGAATTAATTCCTGAAAATCAAACAGCTGCTCAGGTCGTATTTAATACTATAAATCATAAAGATCATGGAACCTGTGTAGTTTGTGGAAAAGAAACTGAATGGAATGAAGATACTTATCGTTATAAACGGTATTGCAGCAAAAAATGTAAAGATATTCTAGCTCAAAAAGCAAAAGCTAATATGATGAAAGTATATGGTAAAACCACATTATTAAATGACCCAATGCAACAAGAAAAAATGTTAGCTAATAGATCTATCTCTGGTAAATATAGATTCGGAGATAAGACTTTTACTTTTACAGGTTCGTATGAACGTAAACTTCTTGAATTTATGGATAAGGTATTGCATCTAGATCCTAATGATATTGTAATGCCTGGTCCAGTTATTGAGTACTCCAATAATGGAACAAAACGTTTCTGGATTACAGATTGCTATTATGAACCATATAACCTAGTTATTGAGATTAAAGATGGCGGAGATAATCCTAATAATAGAGAAATGAATGATTATCGAAAGAAGCAGATTGATAAAGAGACTGCTATCATGAAATTAGGAAAATATAACTATATTAGATTAACGAATAATGATATGCCTCAATTATTAGAGGTCTTTATTGATATTAAACTTAGTATGCAAGATGAAGATTATCAAAATGGCAAATATAAGATTATTAAAGTAAATGAATCATCAACCATTTTATCTGAAGATGCTGACACAAAATCAAATAAGGAATTCTTAGATGTTCAGCAACTATATATCAGCACTAAGTATAAAGTCGAAGCTCATCCTAAATATATTAAAAAGATGGAAGGATATAAAGATGATCCTGAAGAACTTCAAAGAATGAAAGAATTTGTAGATGGTCAGATTAAAATTGTAGTTAATAATTTTAAACCAAAGAAAGAACTAAGTATGGAGGAAGCAGCTATTGCATGTACAGTAGTTGTATTATATTTCATTACTGAAGTAGAATATATAAAAATGGCAGACTTTTTAAAAGATCATTATGATGGTGCAGATGCATTATTTAATCCGTATCTAGTAAATCGTATAGAACGGTCAAAATTCTAATAAAGGAGGAAACTATGGAAAATCAAGGATCTACGCTTTTTCTTCAAAGCATACTAGGTGATCTACCTGTAGATATTCGAATTAGTATGATATCATCGAGCACAATAGAACACTTGAGTACTCGTAAAACTATAACAACGACTTCTCCAGAAAATGTGTTATATAAAGCTAAAAAATTTGAAAGCATTTGCGAGCTTGATGCTTTAAATTATATAGCATGGAGACTGGAAGAAGTATTTAAAGAAAATGCTAAAGTACGTATCTTTATGATTAAAACAGCTTCAGGTGTTTTGGTCACATGGGTAAATGCCTATATCAAAAATGAAAAGTATCTTTCTATTTATTATGATCTAACTAATCATCCGGGGTTAAAATTTCAAGAGTTCCAAAACTCTTTTAAAATGGTCAGGTTCTTTAAAAAACTATATTTGCTAGATGATGATTTATTTGTATATATGGTTCCAAAATTTGTAGTCTTTAATAAGGATATTCAATCATTTATTTCAAATGAAATTTTAATTAATGCTAATCTAGTCGGTAGAATGAGTAATGCAGAAGATCTATCTATGTACGATGATGTCGTAGTAGAATTTACGTCTCAGCCCGGTGGAGTTCCTCCGATGGGAGCGACAGATGCTATGATGGTTCAGTATGGATATAATAATGCCTTTACTGGAGATATGTCTGCTGGAACCACAATGAAACCAGTGAAATTATCTACTGGAGAAAATGAAAAAGACAAGAAAGACAGAAAAGATATGGTAGACAGATTCTTTAATATTTACACATACACTGGTAAAAAGAAAAAGAAGAAGGATGCTGCTACAGTATATGAAAGTCTATGTGGCAGAAAGATGCTTACACCAGATCAAATTGAATATGATAAAGACTTTAGACTTGTAAATTTAACAAATCAATCAGAATTTAAATCAGCTCTTAGCAACGTTATTAAAGAATGCCAAACATTTGATCCGTCTAATCTTCCAGATGAATATTTGCCATTAATTTCTTTTGAAGATAAAAATATTGCTAAATGTAAATTAATTGATTATCCGACATATCAGATTCTAACTGATAATGATGGGTATTTTATAATTGATATGACTACAGGTAAACGTAGTCAATCTATAGAAAATATCGCTAATCTTGATCCTACAATTGTACTTGAAAGCGCTGGAGATGAATTTGACTCTGTTAAGAGTGAAGTAGATTACTTCAACAAGGGTGGAAATCAGCAAGTTATCTATGATCCGAAAAATATTGATGATTTAGAAGATCAATACAATAAGTATAGCTCTCTCCATCATGATGAAAAACAAATCAGTGATGATAAGTCTATTGCTTTATTTGGTAAATCAAATGAAGATAGATATAGAGAAATTAAATCTAAATTCTTGAATAGACGTATTGATAGTAAATATCTTAACTTAGCTGAATCTTCTGGATTGGTTAAGTTTAATCTTCTTAGTCTAGAAAATATTGAGAAAGCTAAGAATGCTCAAATTAGTCTAGAAGATGCTGATTTTAAATTCAAAGAAATTAAGAAATGGTCACTTAATACAGGTATTTATATTATGGTGCCTTGCCAAGATACGTCACAATTAAATGACTTGTATAATAAATTCTCCAGTATGCCAAAGATTCTAAAACGTATTAGCGACTGGAAGCTATTGGAAAATATTGGTTGTAATAATGAGACATTCTATAATTTCCAGAAATCTATTATGGAATCACATTCAGCAGCACACTTCTATCCATTGCCACTAATTGAATCAGTTCAAATGGAAGAAGCTGAATTTCCTGCTACGAATCTTCCATTAGATATTCCATTCTATTCCCCATACGAACTTAAATCATTTATTGACAATAAACCATTAGCAGCTAAGTCTATTATCGATAAAGATAAAATTGATGATTGGCTTAAAGAATACACTAAGATTTATAATGGTAAGAAATTCAATAGACAAAAACTAGTCGAATGGGTTTCAACTATAAGAAATCTAACATTCAAGCTATATGAGCAGCAAGTGGATGATTCTGATAATGTAATTAAAGAAAGTCTTCTCGAGCTAGGATGGAATCCATATCTAGAATTTACTATTAATAATAGAACGAGAGCATATAAACGAGTTAAATCCATAAAGGTAAACGAAACAGTTCAAGAACTATTAAGGGAATCTAAAGATTTACCTGTGCAGTTTGATAATTATGGAAATCTTTTAATTACTAAACCAGATAAAGTAGATATTGATAAAGAGTATTTTGAATCTCATAGACTATTAAAGACTTATAAAGATTCTAAGAATATTGATGGTATTAAATTTGAATTATGCAGGCTATGGTATCTAAATACTATTGCTGAGAATAAGATTTATACAAAGAAATTAGATAAAGACGAATTAAAGGCTGTAAATACTTCTAGGGCTAGAATCTTAAATGACTTTAATAAGTACATTAAGATAGTGCTTAAAGAAGATAAGAACTTTAATTTCAATAATTTCTATGCTAAGTCTAAATTCGATGATAAACAGATTAGAATAAATAGAAGCACTCTAAAGTACTCATATGAATATATCAAGAAAGTACTTAAAGATATTTTATAAAATTATTACCGAGATATCTAAAAAGATATCTCGGTAAAATATTTTTGTATTCATATATTATAATAATGAGTAATACCAATCTATTTTATAAAGGAGAGATGTATAATGAAGTTACTCAAATTAGGTCAACGGTTCTATAGAGAGCCAGAACACTTTGAAGAAAGAATCAAAGATATTTATAAGGTTCTTTCATTAAAAGATATGGATACTTATAAGGTATTGCATATCAGTACTCACGATCCAGAGAAGGTGTCAATGGAAATAGTGAATCGGAGTATTGTAGATGAAGATAATATTAAGATTGCTCCATGGCACTATAAAATCAAAATCCAGTTCGTTACACTGGTTGATGGAACTAATGATATTACAGTATCTTTATATGACGATGCTGAAGCATCTATTCCATTATACTACACTACAGTCATTAGAGGGATTACTAAAACATTCCCTCTATATATTGTAGCGTCTATGAAAGAAACCTATGAAGAATACTTTGAGTTGGTTAAGTCTTTATCAGGAGATATTAAATATATTGACTCCGAGTATGAATTCGTTGGTTACATTGATGATTCCATTGATAATCTTATTAGTATGATTTCATTAAGCCAAAAGGTTTATAATGGAATCTATGATTTATTGGTAGCTAATTCATCTGAAGAGCTTCTAGGTTCCAAAGATGAAGTTATCAAGAATTTCTTAGATGAGTATTGTAAGTACTCTGATTGTTTTAGACGAATCTTTGGTATTTATAAATTTCCATTCACATTGACTGGAAAAACTGAATTAAATGCTGGAGATCGTTTTATGGTTGAAGCTGCAATACAAGATAACATGATCGACTACATTATAGTACAGTATTATCTGGATATAAGCTTAGACCGTATACAGAATAAGTTTGCATTTCTTGAGGATGCAGATGGAAAACTATTTATTCTAAATTATCACGGTAAAAGTGAACTCCCAGGTATAGTCTAAAATGTATTTTGTTAATATATTATTAGTGTGATTATGAGTATGCTTTAGTAATTTATCTATAGCTGAACAGACTCATAAAAGTATATTTGTAAGCCAAAAGGCGAAAGGAGAAGTTGTATTATGGATAACAACATTTTTACTTCCAATGGATGGGGAAACACGTATTTGTCTTTCGATGAACTTGCTCGTCTTCGTGACGGCAAGACGATTCAGAAAAAGGTGAATAGAACAAAGATTGAAGTAGACAAGGATTCTTATGAAGAATTCCCTGCTACGTATTTCCGTGGTATTATTACCACTGGTGAACTGGCTGACATGGTAGTAGACCGTGTAGCCGATGTATTCGGTCGCGATGTCAAAGGCATCGCTGAAGAATGCATGAATCTTCATGACATGCAGATTCTTTGCTTCAAACTTGTCTTCTGCAATGGCCCTAAGGGTAAAACTGAAAAGGCCGTAGAGGATGTAACAAAGCCAGATTCTAACAATCTCGTTGAAAGCCTGAATCTTATCAATCAGGCTATGAAAACAGGGACTATTCAGAATCAGACTATTAAGCTTACCAACAAAGCAGTAGATTTTCTCGTAAGCATGTTATACAATGATAACGAGGCTTATAACGACACAACAAATAACAAATTCATTAATAAATACGTTTCGTATGAATACTCCGTGGTAGACGGCAAGACTCCGTTCATTGCTTGCCATGGTGTAAGTCTTGAAAAGGCTTGCGAATTCGTATTTGGTCCTGCAAGTTATTCCGTCAAGGTTGGTGCAGGCCGTAATGAGAATGGTCGTATTCTCGAAGTAGAACGACTTACTCATGAGGATACCAAGAAAGTTATTCGTAAGATTGCGGGTGTACGTGCGAATAGCGAAAACCTTCGTACTCCGCAGTTCACAAACATCTAATCTAACTTAAAATAAAACCTAAGTCTATCATGACTTAGGTTTTATTTTTTCATCAAAGGAGAACTAAAATGAAAAATCAAAATAAAGAAATTAAATATGCTTTTACTGGTGATATTGATGAGATTATCGAAGAGCACGGCAATACATTAATTAAATTAGCTACAGTTAGCTGGAATGATAGACCGGCTAAATTAGAACTACGTAAATGGATGGTTAACTCTGGTACAGGTGAGCTTGTAGCCAATAAGGGTGTAACCTTTTCATCTAAAGAAACAGTAGATGAATTAACTCATACACTTCTTAAATTAGGATATGGCGATAATAAAACAATCAAACACATCATGGAAAAAGAACGCGGTACTAAGATTAATGCCTTCATTGTTGAATCATCTAAAGATGAAGAAGAATCTGATGAAGGTACAGATTACTTTGATCCAAAAGAGCTTCTTGAAGGAGAGTGAAAATATGGAGTGCGGTGATTACAAAGGAACTATTGATTTCTTAGATGATTTCAATAGATCACAAAAGACATTTAAAGCATTTAGGACTATCATCAATAATATTAAAGAAGATAGTCTTTCTAAAGTATTAAATGATAAAGTAGTTATTACAGATGAGAGTATTTTCATCGAAACAAAAAAAGAAAAGGATCAGATTGAGAATGCTATCAAAAGTGTAGCTGATCTTAATGATATCGATGAAAACACATTTAATATACTTTTAAATGGTGCATTAAATAAAACAAGAGACGGTTATATAATTATTAAGCGTTAAACAAAAATAATCCCGATAGGAGAAATTCTCCTATCGGGATAATATTATTTTTTAAATTGTGCGTTCATTTTTTCTTCATCTAATTCAAAACCGATTGCTTCGGATAATACCATCATTGTCATCATTGCTTCAGAGACTTTGACTACTTTATCCATATCAATATTACCGGTTTCATTGATAAAGTTTTTATTTTTTGTTTGTACAGCATCTTTGGCTACATAACGAACCATAGATTCAAAGAATGATTTCTTACGTTGTTCAATCTTATGAATCTTTTGCTTGAATTGCTTAATAGCTGATTCTTTAATTTCAGCATCCAATTCTGCATTTGCTGTATTGATAGTAGATACTTTATCTTGTACATCAGACATAACCTTTTTGATTTTAGATTTGTCTTCAATATTATCAATGATAAACTTTTCTACTGAATTAGATACGTAAGTACGTACATGATCACCAATATCAGAGACTTCATCTTTGGCATCTTTTTCATCTAGTTTATCACAGAATTCGCTTTCTGTTTCTCCAGGAATGAATGCTTTGATATTCTTTTTGATTTCTTCTGGCTCTTCTTCATGAAGAACTTCTTGATTTTTCTTATGCGTATCAACTTCAGCTGTTTCTGTTGCTTCACATAAAGTCTTAAGAATGAAAGAACGATCTTTCATTGTCTTACGAATGGTGTTAATACCATTTTCATGAATGAAATTAGCCACAATATTCTTACGAACCGTTTCCATTTCTGGTGTACGAATATCGTATGGACAACTTTCTTCATATAGTCTAGTAAGGAGCTTATTCATAAAATAAAAACTAACTGCTTCTTTAGTAGCGGTCTTTTTCTTTTGTTCATCAGCTTTCTTCTTAGACATTTCATAAAACTTTTTATTTTTGTCTTCTTCAGGAGCTTTAGCCTGAGGAACTTCATTCATTTTATTTTGTTCATCTTGTTCCTGCTGCTCTGTAATAATAGCTCGAAGCATATCTCTCTGAGCATTTTTATATGAATGGTTATTACCTAGATGCATTATTCAAATCCTCCTTTTAGAATAATCCAGAAGAATCTGATGCAGATGAATCTGGTAGTGCATCTGAGAGGTCTTCTGCTTTGTAATTAATTTCCATATTATCATGCTTTAATGCTTTAGCCGATTTAGCTACAGCTTCTTTGTCATCAACCTTAAGCTTTTCGGCAATATGTCTAAAAGAATTAGCAAAACCTTCTTGAGTATTTGCTGCATCTTTATTAGTATCCCTGATTTTGTTTGCATTAATTTCTAATGCTACTGAGTTAGCATAAAAATATTCAGAAATGCTGGCTTTAGCAAATAAGAAATAATATACAAGTTCACGAAGAATATCTACGAGGTTATATAATACAATAACGGCGACTACAGCACCAGCTGCAATTTCAACACCCCCAAAGTTACTACGTTTAACTTTGGCTAATGCCTTTTCAACTTCCTCTAGGCCGTTAGTTTCACACATGCTATTGAATTTTTCAAGATTAGTGATTAATGGGTTCTTATCTAGTAGAGTATATTCTCTTGTATCTTGCGTAAAGGATCTTGCAGTGGTATACGGCGTATCATCATCTGGTTTAACAAAATACTCAGTTAAAGAAATAGTAATTAGACTAGTTGAAGCAATTACTGACATAGCCCCAAATTTATAGGTATCCATTAAAATAGAATTACCAGTTCTAAATGCAGACATAAAAATCTTACGTTTATTAATAAGATTAGTCATAGCATCAACTACTACATGAATAGCTTTACCTTTGAGATGTAATTTAACTTGAGCGTTATCAAGAAGCTTAATAGTTGCATTCAGTTGGTCAAAACCATCAAGCTTAGTAATATCGCCTTTAGTTTTTATAATTTCTGTAAAATTTAGATTAGCTACTTTAGCTTTACCGGCTACATTATCATATAGTTTTTCAGCTACAGAATAAGAAATAGACCGCTGTTCCGATTCATTGATTGTTCTAAGAGCAGCTAGTGTTTCTTTATCATTCCAATCACAAAAACTACATGCTTCTTTGAATACTGTTGAAAGATCTAGTAAATTTACCATAGTTTTCTATGTTCCCCTTTCATTAGTATGCTTTAGCAAGCATCTTGACCATTTGTTTATAATCCATTTCTTCATCACGATCAAATGCGTTAAATGTATTAGATTCCCATTCATCATTACCAGTATCAAGAATGGTACGGATGGTTTCAAGGTTTTCATCTACAATCATAATAGAAATGAAGTTAAAATCATTCAGAATCTTTCTAGCTTCATGTGCATCTAGTAAATCAATATCGGCTTCTTTATTTAAGAATTCTACTTCTTCCATGGAAAGAACTAATGTAGTGATTGCAGTTGCTGCATTATTAATATTCAGCATCTGAGAAATCTTTGAAGTCTTACTACGGCGTTCAAGTACTTTCCACAGTTTAGAACCGACTCTTCTAGCATTGAAGTTAGCATCAATTTTAGCTTTACCAAGAGTAAAAATAAAGTCTCTCCAGAATTGAATTTCACCAGAGAAAGCTCTAATAAAATTAAATAGATTGATTTTAGTTCTACGACTAGAATAAATTCTATCCATAATTTCCATTGAGTCTACTGGATATAATTTGGTCTTAACACCAATCATTGCTTCAACCGGTACAATAGCTTCATTTGAAGCTTTAACTTTGAAACTTACGTTCATAGTCAATGGGTTTAGCATATTAGCTTTTCTAACCTTTTGGTCATTTAACTGTGGACGTGGTAATGGAGAAACTTCAGCTCTTTCTTTGTCACTTTGATTTTGTAAATCAAGCAAAGCTTTCTTTTGTCTGTATGCTGCACTATTTCTTCGTTTTTGAGCTTGAGATTCTATTTTATTCATTTCTTTTTTATTTTTCAAGCGTTCTTCCATCTCAGCTTGATTAGATAAGTTTTTAAAGTTTTGCACATATAACTTTCTTTTTTCGTCAGACCAGTCGTCAAAATCATCAGGGAGATCAAATTGGATAAAAGCAGAATGTTTTCCCTCTTCTTGAAAAGACTGTAGTTTGATTGGTTTAGCATTCTCATTTAAAATACTATTTTGAGCATAAGACTCATTGATAGCTTTACGAGCAGACATTTCAAATACAGCTGCTTCATCAGTAGTGGAAAGAATTTTTGCGCCAATAGACCTCCAAGAACCAGCGTCAATATTTGTATGGTAATTCTTTAGGAAATCTACCGCATCTTTAGATGTAGTAAATGATCTACTAGCAATTACCATCTGTAGCATAAGAGCATATCTAAATTCTAAGGCTTTTTGAATTTTTTCTGCTGTCTTTAATGAGACTCGATTAGAGATTAGAATAGGAAAGGTTGCAGTCAATTCATTAGCTCGACTAGCAATAGAAGAATATCCTTCTTTATTTCTAGTGCCATTAGCTAAAGCTGAACCAACGTCACTTAATGTTTCACCATTTAAAATATCTAATAGAGAATCGATATCTAGAACAGTACCAATTGATTCTTTTAATACTTTCATAAATCGTATTTCCTCCTTAAAAAGATTAAATAACAATTACTAAAATGTTAAAAATCGGCAAAAAATAAAGCCAGACAAAGCTGTTTATTTAAAACGGCTTAGCGTAATAATTAAAGTCCGATTTTAATTTACGGATATCTTTTTTAGCATCTAATGCTATAGATTCTATATCATAAGCAATATCCTCAGAGACATCTTTAAAAATCTCCAAACAATTTTCATGAAAACCATCTGGATCAAGATCATATAGCTCTTTATCATAGAATGATTTGTCTACATCAAAAGCTAATTTTTTATGATGCTTACATGTGCAAATAATATCATCTAAAGCTAGTTCGATAGTCTTGAGTTTACGCTGTAGATTAATAATATTATCATCAAAAATATATTGCATATTATAATCACCTTTTCTTTTAAATGTTTAGGACTAAACTTTTTGGAAAGGGATTATATAAACAACTATTTTTGACTGGCTTTATTTCCTCCTTTCAAGAGTATAATATATTAGTATATTCAGGTTTGCCAAGTACATCATTATAAGAATTAAGAAAGGAGTGGCTAGTATTGGAAACAAAAGACACAATGATAAATAATGCTCCAAAGACTATAAGTGATAATGACTACAAAAATAGTGAACCAACTATTGAACGTAGTATGACAACTGCATTACTAAAAAAGAATGGCATTATGACTGTATCTGATGCTGATCTTTTTTATAAATTTAGACGATACCCTGTTATAGACCCAAATAACCATATGGGTCTTACAAGAGAATTTGTATTCTTCACTAAACCAAATTTACAGATCTTCAATGGCGGCTCAGGTGATACATCTGGTTGGTTAAGAGACTATCTAATAAAACAACCAATATTCCAAGATGCATATTATAGATATCCTGAAGTACTTAAAGCCTTATCTTATTCAGCATATACAGCTAACCCATTTAATACATTATTATCTAACTCAATATCAGCTAATATTGACTTACCTGATATTAGTGTATCAAATGACTATGAAACTGGTAAAACAATTTTAGGCTCTTCTATTTTTTATAGAGGAAATTCATATGAAAGCGATGAAAACTTTGATTTCTCTGTAGAATTTACTGATAGTCGTAATCTAGATGTATATATGTGGTTTAAGCTATTCGATGAGTATGAACGTCTCAAGCATCTAGGAAGAGTAACTCA